CATCTTAAAAACCCATTCCTCTCACGAGGAGAACTCAGTAAGCGAGTAGTTGTCAACATAGATGAACTCATCGCACAAAACCAACAGAATCAACACTTCGTCTAAGGAGATACAATGCCAGTAAGAAAGCCAGGAAAGTGTCGCAAGTGCGGTAAGTCAGATAAAGCGTGTAAGTGCTAATGGCGAATATGAAGAAGCCTGCACCTAAGAAGCCTGCTACTAAGCTAGTAGCGCCAGCAAAGAAGACTTTAATGCCTAGAAATCCAAATGCTAAGCCTTCCGCAAAGAAGCCTATGCCACTTACAGGTGATGCAGCAATCAAGGCACTTCAAGATCGTACATCACCTGCCGGTGTTAAGAAGGCAGAAGCTGGTGCAAAGAAGGCTATTGACAAGAAGTACCCAGGTCTTTACAAGGCAACCAAGGAAGTTACAGGCAAGGTTAACAAGTCAAAAGAAAGCACTACTTTAAGTCCAAAAGAAAAAGCAGGACTTAAAAAGGGATTAGAAAAGATTAAGGCTGATAGCAAGAAAAAGGCTAAGGCAGAAGTACAAAAGCGCAAAGCGCCAGACAGCAATTTTATTGCAAGGATGTAAGGATCAACTATGGCACGTTCATATGAACAAATAATGAAAGACATTGAAACCGTAAAAGCAACGCCTGCTTTTCAAAAGAAAATGGCAGCTTGGCAAAAAGAATTAGACAAGCAAAAGAAAGCTGCAAAAGCAGCAGCTGCAAAAGTAGAAGCTGAAAAACCAAAAACTAAGCCAAAGTCTCCAACAACTCGTGCTACAAGCAAGGCACCTAAAATCCGCACTCCACGTACTGGTGGCGGTATGCGTGGTGGTCTTGGCTCATTCGGTAGTGGCGGCGGTCTTCGCGGCAACGTAAACAAGTAAGGAACCCCAGTGTTAACAACTAAAGAGGTCATTGCGAAGGTAGGTCGCCTTCAGACCAAATTCGCAGGGCGCGATCAGCGTATGCGCGACGTGCTCTCGGTACGCCAAGGAGACATCAGCAAGGTTTACCCTTCTATGTTCTCAGAAGAGTATCCGAAGCCTCTCGTTGCTAACTTCGTTGACGTTGCAGCACGAGACTTAGCAGAGGTTATGGCACCACTGCCATCATTTAACTGCGCTGCAGTCAATATGGTTTCAGATGCACAGCGCAAAGCTGCAGATACCCGTACTCGTATTGCCAATTACTTTGTTACAGCCTCTGATCTACAGATTCAGATGTACCAAGGTGCAGACTGGTTCAATACTTACGGTATGTTGCCAGCAATTGTTGAGATGGATTACGAGACTAACTCTCCACGTATCCGTTTGCTCAACCCATTTGGTGTCTATCCTGAGATTGACCGCTTTGGTCGCACCATCTCACTATCTCAGATAGTTGTAATGGATGCTGAATCACTTGCTGCCCAGTATCCAGAGTTTGCACCACAGATTTTGCCACGTAATAACTTCGGACAAGGCTCACCAAACCTATCTGTAGTGCGCTATCACGACAAGGATCAGGATTTAATCTTCATCCCAGAGCGTGACAACCTAGTTCTTGCTAACCTACCTAACATAACTGGTAAGTGTTTAGCATCAGTTGCTATGCGCTCATCCCTAGATGGCGAAGCACGTGGTCAGTTTGATGATGTACTATCTGTGCAGCTTGCTCGTGCTCGCTTTGCAGTCCTACAGATCCAAGCAGCTGAGAAATCTATCCAAGCACCTATTGCTATCCCACAAGATGTGCAAGAGTTGGCACTTGGTCCAGATTCAATTATGCGTTCTGCTAACCCACAAGGTATTCGCCGTGTTCCTTTGGAACTTCCACCTGGAGTCTTTACAGAATCTGGTGTCCTAGAGCGTGAACTTCGTATGGGTGCTCGCTATCCTGAGACTCGTTCAGGTGATATCAGCGCATCTGTTATTACAGGTCGCGGTGTACAAGCCCTACAAGCAGGATTTGATACACAGATCCGCGCAGCACAGGCACAGTTTGCTCGTCTGTTTACAGACCTAGTATCTCTTTGCTTTGAGATTGACGAAAGAGTCTTTGGTTCTATGACCAAGGAGATTCGTGGCGTTGATGACGGTACTCCATACTCAATGAAGTACATCCCATCACGTGACATCAAGGGTGAGTACGGCGTAGATGTACGTTACGGCATTATGTCTGGTATGGATCCTAACCGTGCCATCATCGCATTGCTTCAGATGCGTTCAGATAAGCTCGTATCACGTGACTATGTACGTCGTGAGATCCCTATGGAACTTAACGTCACACAGGAGGAACAACGTGTTGATATTGAAGAGATGCGCGACTCTTTGCGTGTTGCTGTTGCACAGTATGCACAGGCAATACCGGCTCTCGCGGCGCAAGGACAAGATCCAAGTCAAATTGTTAACCGCATCGCAGGTGTTATCCAAGGTCGTCAAAAAGGACTCTCACTAGAGTCTGTTATTGAAAAGGTCTTCGCTCCTGAACCACAACCAGCACCAATGCCAGGTGCAGAACAAATGATTCCAGCAGCAGGTGCGGCCACAGCTCCTGCCTCGCAGCAACCTCCACAAGAACAAGCTGGTATGGCCCCTGCTGCTGGTCCAACTCAACGTCCCGACATTGCAGGTTTACTTGCATCCATCACAGGCGCAGCATAGGAGGAGGTGTAAAAATGAAAAAAGGAACATTCGCAAAGGCTCCAATGGCTAAGCCTCTTGAGGGCAAGAAGGATACTTCAAAGCCAGCAGGTCCAGGCAAGGTATTGTTTGGTATGGTCGCAGCAGCTCGCAAGGGCAATGCAGTCAAAGTAAAAAAAGGTAAGTAATAATTCAAATGAGAGGCGTGCTGGATGAGAAACGATGACGATTTTATACCTCGTCCAGTACGTCGCTCTGATTTTGGACTGATCTTTGCAGGCTTAGTGCATAACTTAGCCTCAGCATTCCATTCATTTACAGAAGAGATACTAGAAATTTCTATCTATCACGCTAATCAAAAGACAAAGACAATGAAGGCTTGGGAAGATATGAGCCAAGACCTAGAGAAAATTCAGGAGGAAACAGATGGCTAGAGGTCCACTCGCCGGTGCTTCAGGTCCTGGTAAGTTTTCAAAGCGAACAGATTTACCTTCTTCATACTACGGTGAAGGTGTAGAAACACAAGCCATTAAATCAGGTGCGCCACTGGCAACTACTCCAGATGTGCGCCCATCACAGGCTCCAGCAGTACCTGCACGTGAACCTGTAACACCACTATTTGCACCAACCCAACGTCCAGATGAACCAATCACTGCAGGTGTTGCAGTCGGTGCTGGTCCTGGACCAGAGGCTTTAACAATGGCAAAGTCAGCAGAGAAACTATCTGACACATTAGCAAAGATGCTTCCTTATGATGAGACTGGTGAAGTAGAGATTCTCTATCAGCGAGCATTAGCAAGAGGTTTGTAATGGCAGGAGAGAGTCTTAAGTCTGCTGCTTCGCAAGCAAATCTTTCTCCCAATGAGCGTGACAATGTTGACAAGCTCTCAAAGTTGCTCAATACACACAAGTCACTTCTCGACCTACCTGCAAATCAGGCTAATCAGAAGTACAACTCATTACCTGCCAATCAAAAGCAATCGCTTAACGCTATGTTCGGTTCAGATAAAGAGGAGCCAAAGCGTGGCTGGCTAGGTAATGCTTGGCACTACACAGGTGGCGCAGTTATCTCTGGCTTAACAGAGGTATCAGATGCAATGACACGTCTGTATCGCACAGCAAGTATTGCTAACAAGCAGATTCCTATTGGAAGTGCTGAGTACTACCTACCTAAGAACTGGGATGTTCTTAAGAGCGCTTGGAATGCTGCAGGCGATAAGGGCGAAGAGTACTTTGCTCCAGATCGTATTGCTAAGGCAACACAAAAGTACGGTGCTACACGTGTAAGCATTGCACAGCAGGTAGCAAAAGGCGTTCCTCTTGATGAGATTATTGCCAATGGCTCAGAAGAGCAAAAGGTAATTGCTGCTAACGCTGCACAGAAGAAGGATAAACTCTTCGACGATGCGCTAGATGCAGTTCGTGCCTCACAAGTTTCACCTGGTAGAGACTTAGCAAACCTACTTCTCCCAGAGGGCCTAGAAGGTTCTGGCTTTTTATACACTGGTATTTCAGGTACAGCAGATGCTGCCTATCGTATCTTTGCAGATCCAACAATCTTGTTGGGTAAGGCTAAGAAGGCATACGATGCAGCAAACTATGCACTCTTTAAGGTCGTTGGTAACGGTCAAAAGGTAGATGAAGTATTTGCCAAGCCTGCAGTAACTAACTTTTTTAACACATACGGCGCTCAGCTAGATGAACTAGCAAAGGCTCGTAAGGCAAAGGATGTCGTCAAGGCAGAGGAAGCAAGCACAATGCTTCGTCGTCTTGCTCCAGAGTTTGGTCCATCAGCAATTGATGAGTTCATTAAGGCTGGCGTTACTAACGCAGATACAGCAAAGAACTATCTTGCTAACCACGCAGATGTTGCAGCTATTCTTAAGGGACAGTCAGCACGTAAAACTCCTTTGATCCCACGCCTAGATAACCGTCGTAAGTTGCGTGTAGCAGCCTTTACTACT